GTCTACTACTACCCTATCACTAGGAACTTTTGCTTCGATAGTCATTAAGCAGCCTCCAACATTGAGAAAGGTACAGTATAACTTTTACCTAACATGGAAACGATTGCTCTAGTTTGATTGATTTTCTCAACCACTCCAGGCGTCTTTTTTGTTTTCTGAACAACGAAAACATTTCCACCAACTATGATTGCAGACTTCGCTTTCATAGTTTTGATATCTGATATCATACTCTGTACTTGTGTAAGTTCAGATATTGTTAGACCCATAAGTTGGTCATTCACTTTCACTAAATTTGACATTATACTTTCTCTCCTTCTAATGTTTCAAATCCCATCATAGCAACAACATATTTTTTGTTACCAACTAACATTTGGTCACCCATTGAGGTAGACCTTAAACCCATACCACCTTCGTGTAAAGGTGCCATTACAGTGACGTTAGGGTTATAATCACCATTTGATTCACCACTCTCAAAAACCTCTTTTTTGATTGACCACGAACCCATTACGTTGTTTGTCCAACGATATGCGTATTCCAAAGTTTCACTAAGTGATGGTAACTCTGGTACGTCTACTAATGCTACTGTGTGTGGTGTATCACCAAAAGCAGCATGAATTACAGCAACTTGTGTCATATTTCTCTCCATTAAAATAATTTAGTTCCGTTTTGAGCAGCGATAGACATTTCGTGTATCTCTGCCTCCTCTTCCATTTGAGTTTCAAATTTCTCAAAAGATGCTTTCTTTTCAGCAAGCATACTCTCAAGCGAATGGATAGCCATTCGTTTCTCATCACTCGCACCTTCAGTTAAACTAATAACTGCACTTTCTAGTGTTTCGATATCTGACAATAATTCTACCATTTTTTCCTCACTTTTCTCATTTACGAATCATAGTACCATGTTTTGACAACAAAGTCAAGCACTAAATTTCTCCACTTTTCCAAACCATTAATGCAAGACTATCTTGCAATCTATATGCTTCTTTTTCCCAAGGTAAATCATAGTAACTAACTTTAGGACTTACTTTTCTACCTTTCCAAGTAGCTGCACCAAACTGAACACATTCGTCAGTCATTTCATTTCGTGCATACTGTTTGATATGTACCATTTCATGACATACTGTAGTAACCAATTCAGTGATACCAATATCTTTGTTAATTTCAATAACAAAAGTACGATTGTTATCTTCCATCAAACACCAACCAATCGCATCTCTGTCAGTTTTAGTAAACTTTTTAAGTTTCACCTCAATGTCCAAAGTTCTAAACCTTGGAAGTAATTCTGCAATCATTTGGTGAGTAGTAGTCTCAGCAACTTTTCTCTGAGTTTTATTACCACCAGTAACCGTTACAAAATTCATCTTTTTCTCTCTTTTTTTCATTATATTATCATTTTAGACTAAAATAAGGGTAAAGTCAAGCATTATTTTTTTCCCATATAAATCAAGGGTTTAGGGGAATAAAAATAGGGGGTAGACTAAGCTACCCCCCAAGGGTGATTCGCTAATATGGTTGAGAGAGAGAGTGAGAGGTTTTTACCATATTATGAATCATTAACTATATTTGTATCATATTCCAGACACAAAGTCAAGTCAAATAATTTTACCGTTAGGCATCCAATAATCATCTGTCCAACCAAATGCAGCTTTTACTACTGCATCAGAAAGACCTTTATACTTTTGATGTAATACTTTATCTTTTGCATAACAGACAACTTGTGCTTCGTCTTTATGCAAACCTTCTAACATCTGAATGAACATAGTTTCCTTTCTCATTCTAGGTGTTTTATTATCTGCACCTTCGATATAGTGATAGAACCGTCTTACTTCTTGAGTAAGAAGTGTATGTTCTGTTCCTTCAGGCGCTTCATTTGGTTTATAAGGTACATTACCTTCAGGCATAACCCATTTAATTTTTGGGTCAAAAGAAGATTTGATTAACATTCTGAGAGGTTCACTATCGTGTTCCTTTAGAACTGCAATCTTCTTTGGTTTGTCTTTTGCATTATTCACCTTAGTCAACACTTCTGACAATAGGGGTGTATATGTTTTCACTGGTTTATTCATTAAAAGTCTCCAATATTTTCCATTAGGTTTCTTAATTTATACTTCACAAAATAATTTAGTAGTTGTTTTCTATCCTTATCTGGTGTTTCCAAATAAGTCTGAATACACTTACTTACTAGTTCTTTTGGAATATAGTTGAGGTCTATTAGAGTTCTGTTTCTATGAAAATTTCTCATCATCTCTTCATTACAGTAATCTTCTGGCTCAAGTTCAATCCAAGTTTCAAGTTTTCTTTTGGAAATGGGTCTTTGTCTTAACTCATCTACAAAACAATTATCTGGTGATAAAAAGTTTGGAACTCCGTCACTTCTATCACCTTGAAGTATATGCGTCTTAATATATGTAGTAGGGTCTACACCGTTCATAAATTTCTTTTGTGTCGGACTATACTGCGATACAAAGTTATGTTGTTGCAGTTGTATAAAATCCTTATCTCCAGAAAGTATCAATACCTTCTCGTAATTCTTTGGTTCTTTCGCAACATGAAATACAATAGATGCAATTACATCATCAGCTTCTGCGTTTTCTACTTGCAATACTTTGTATGGGAAAAATTCATCTAGTTCGTCACGAATTAAATGTAATGTGTCAAAGATAGCGTTCCAATCTAATTTGGAGGCCTTTCTATCTTTTCTACGACCATGTTTATAATTTGGGAATATATCTCTTCGCCAGTTTGTCTTGTCATCATAACAAAGTACAAGTTCACCGTATTCATCAGTAAACCTTCTTCGATATCCCCTTAATGAATTTAGAACCATATGTCTAACTAAGTCTGGTTCTACTTCTTTTCGTCCACCAATCTGCACCATCAAATTAGATAGTGTCACTTGGTTCATATCAACTAATATCATCTCCGTTACCATCATCCTTCGATTGAGGAAGTAAATCATCAATCTTCTTCAAGTTCACTTTAGTCATAATTGTCTTATCTTCTTGATTAATTTCTGTCTTCACGATTAAATCCATGAAGTCTTGCATAGGGTGAGTAAACCCCATTTGTCTATAAAGAGCTCCTCTAACAACTTCATTGAGGAAACTTATGTCACCAATAAATCTATCCTTCTTAATATCAAAACCATTCTCACCTACATTATGAATCAAATTAATCATTAGACCCTCTGCAAGATTATCTGCAAAGTCTAAATCTTCTTGCATCCTTACAGCGTCCAAATCTACAATCTTTGGTGCGTTTGGTTTAAATTTTGTTGGAAATTCAATGACATTATCGTTCAATAACCTAACTCCGCTTGTCTCTTTTCTATTTTCTTGAGATACCTACGTTTACCAGCAGCTTTTTCTTTACGTTTCTTTTCACCTTTACTAGTGAAATGACTACGTTCTCTTAGTTGTTGAAAGAAACCATCTTTCATTAGTTTCTTTTTAAGAACTCGCAATGCACCGTTAACATCTGAAGTTACATTACCATCTTTGTCTTTAACTTGACGTACTGTGACGGTCATACCTTCATCTCTTGGAAACTTATCCTTCTTATCACGAAAGGGTTTCTTATTGTATTTGTTGTATCTCATATTTCTCCTTATTGGTTACTATTATATATTCGTTCACACACACCACTCTTTAAAATAAAAGAAGTGGTATTTACTGCAATCTGTGGGTAATATGATATTATCACAAAACCTACAATTATCCCTAAGATAAATTTCAACATTATGTTATCCTACACTAATTCTTTAGCAGAGTCAAGTACTTTCTCAACACAATCTACAGCTTCATAGTTGAAACCACCAATGTGCCATTTGTACTCCTCTGTAGGTACATAACCATCTTTCCAATTGTAGATAGTGGCTTTGACATAGTTGAAGTCTTCTTCTCCCCATTCATCTGTGAATGGAATGGTAAACTCTAACGTCCACTCTGCATTGACCTTCTCATAAGGACTCGCATCTGTATGTGTAGGTTCTCCAAATGTCTTAACTAACTGTCCATAAGTTGTTTCGACATATCCTTGTAAACTTGACCTATTGACATCAATTACATCACTATTTTCAAACTCTAACATTCTATAACCTCTCCTTTCCCAATCCAAACAAGGTTTTCTTCAAACAAGACTTCCCATGTGTCTTTTCTCTCTTTCAAGTAATCGAACATATAGACGTTTTCTTTCGCCCATTTGATAGCGTCTTTTGCGTTATCAAACTCACCTTTTAAACCCAACTTATTCATTTGAGTATAAACAATGTATTTCAGTTTTTTCATTACGCAGCCTCCAATAGTGTTTCACAATATTTCGCAACGTCTTCAGGCGTTGCATAGTAATCAGTGTACCTATCAAAAGGCACAATCATACCACCACAGTCTGGGTCTTTACAGACTGCACCGACATACCAACCAGCGGCAG